TCTCCGGAGATTCGCGGACAATCTGTTCTTGGGTTGTAATATCAACCATTGTTATGCCCTCCGCTCATACTTGTGCATAAGGTCATACAAGGCTTTTGCCCCCTTATCACGGTTCCCACCTCCAGCACCGCGGACGGCTTTGGCGGTAAATACAAATTCACCGTCACTTAACCTAGCAGGGATTGAATCACTTGTTCCTGTTCCCGGCCCGTTCAAGTGACCACCAGCACGGACATCGGTAATGTGACCTCCGTCCTTAGCAGTCACACCGCCAGAGTCCGGACTTGTTGTTGGAGAAAGGAAATTTTTTACGTTGAACTGGGTGTACGGATATCGTTTTACTCGTTCATCGCGGGTAGGTATAGCCCTGTCGGCCATGGATTGCATGCTAGGAGTAGCCGCCGCCATAGCGGCTTGATAAGCCGCCGGGTCATTTTCTTTTTCACTACCGCTGCCCTGACTCAGCAGGTAACCAGCACCACCAGCAAGAGCCACAGCGGGTAACGGGTTAGCTTTAACAAAATCCACAGGAGACTTAAGCAGGTCCGATACGCCGAGCGCATCGGAAGCTTTGCCAAAGGCATTGGTCAGTGGGTTTTCAGTCAACCCGGTATATAACGACTTAACTCCGCTCGTTGCGCTATCGACAAGGTTGGAGATACCTCCCGGAGGAGGGGCAGGAGCCTTGGTAGTGTCGATTAGGGCTTTAGCATTAAAGTCGTTGCCCGCTTGATACTCCGGAGATTTAAACAGGTCTGCGTTGTTGGTGGGTTTAATCACGGCATCCCCACCACCTCCGCCCCCACCACCGACATCGGCAGGGGGAACGTTAGAGGTATTGCTGAACAGATCTGTCACTTTGTTAAACGCGTTAGTGACATTTCCGGAAAGAAGATCCCCACCCACAGCACCCGTGCTGGTTGCTGCGCTAATGGCTCCCTCCATGCCACCTGTAAAGTACCCAGCTGCTCCGGCAAAAGCACCGGATATTGCGCCACCATACACAGCACCTCTAATAACGTCGGAAACATTTCCGCCCCTAGCTAACGCACCGACGCCACCCACGATTGCACCTGCGGCAACTGGCCCTACGAACGGGGTGAGAGCAACGGTTGCAATAATAGGCAAAATAATTTTGGTTGCTTGACCAATGGCTTTTTTATAGTCGCCCTTTTTAATGGACGAACCAATGTCCTCAACCTTGTCTACGATGGCTTCAACTGTTTTGGTAACACCACCAACTATTCTTTCAGCCTGTTTTTCAACGTACGCAAACGGTTTCTCATACCATTTTTTTTTGTATTCCGGAAGACCTGTCTTAGGGTTAATGGTTCCAGACCCGCCAGCGCGTTTAAGCATGGCAGCTTCTTGTGGGTTGATGTGGGCAAGAATCGTATCACCGCCCCGGCCCTGTCGACGAACTTCTTGCGCCGAACGACGCAACGTAGCAAGTCCGCCCTTTGCAAAGCTCTGCTGTTGCGAAGGGCCGGTAGCTTTAGCTTGACGGATAAGCGTTAGCATCGCCGCAAAAAAAGATGCACTGAATTTAGGGGGGACAGTGTCCTCGTCGAAGACACCCCGCCGAATGGCTTCCGCACGAATTTTCACGTAATCTTTTCGGTACTGGGTCAGCAAAAGAATTGTCTGCTCAATAGCGTCCAGCATTTCAGGGGACATGCCATTGAGTTCATTTTGCAGATCAACAAGCCCCTGACGCTCTTCCGGCTTCAGGCTTTGGTAAACGTTACCAACTGTAGATGCCAGCTTAGGCAAGTCCCCTTTGGTAAAAGGAGAACTACCCATAAGGGCGTCTAGCTGTGGATCTTGCATTATTTGCGCGGCAGTTGCTTGCATGTCACACTCTTCCAGTTGAGGGCGTCGATAAAACGGAGCTACAAGCAGGGCCAGATCCTGTTACTGGTGGCCCAAAATAGCTTAAAGAGCTCCGTAAAACAAGTGCCCATAAGACGTTAGTTCTCATTTCAATACTCGATAATCACGATACCGCCTGCTCCGGTCCCACCGGAACGAGTGCCCGAGCTGGACGCTCCGCCGCCACCGCCACCGCCATAGTTACCACCGTTGATTGCCGGGGTATTGACAATAGACGAAGCCCCGCCTCCCCCATAAGCAGAGGATCCCCCCATGCCGGAGGTGTAAAACGGTATGGTGTTACTCTGTGCTCCCCCATCGGTGAATGTGTATGTTCCGTAGCCAGACCCGCCGCCTTGGCCCTTGATGTTAATATCTCCATCGGAACCGGTTCCGCCCAATCCACCGGCCACGTAGGTTACGGCACCTGTTCCTGAGGTTCCCCCCGTTGCAGAGCAATAGGAACCAAAGGACGAGGTAACCGTTGCCGCACCAACAGTTGCAGTGATGGAATTTCCGGAAGACAGGCCGGGAATATATTTTATGGACGTTCCGCCACCCCCACCGCCAGAGGCACCTTGACCTACTGTTGCCGTTCCGCCGTTTCCGCCACCACCGACAACCGTGACCTTACAACGAGAAACCCCATCTGGGATGGTCCACTGGTTTACACCACTGGTATACACCTGAACACGGCTAAATCCGGGGAGGCTGTTATTCAATAGGATTGACCCGGCCCCAACGGTCATGCTGACACCGTCAGCGACGGTCAACGTTGTCCTGCTTAAGGAGTTGGTGGAGGAGTTTCCGATAAGAAGCTGCCCGTCGCTATATGTGTTGTGCCCCGTCCCTCCTGCCAAAGCAGAAAGTATAGCCCATACAGCTGGTGACGAATTACCCCCCGACACAAGAGGGTATCCGGCAGTTCCGTAATCTATCCCCGACAAGCCAAGCTGACCCAAAGGTCCAATCCGAAACACCTCGTTACCGTTTGACTTGATCCGAAAAGAGTTACCAATCAAAAGGTTCAAATCAAATCCGGAGCCCTTCTCCGTAATCGAAGGAGCATTCAAGGTTCCGGTGATTGTCAGCACGGCAATGTTTGCAACATTGTTCATGTCGTCAATAGAAACCCCGGTATCCTTTATAAGATGGCCATCAGTCCCGTTAAATACCGCGACAGTACCAAGGACAGAGGACGAAGGACCGAAGACCGCATCCGGAGAACTGATGACAATGCTGCCCTGCCCATTCTGAATAACAATGTTTGTCCCTGCGGTGAGGTTGGCAATGTTAGTTGAGCCGTCCCCGTTGCCGATCAACAGCTGTCCTTTGCCAAAGTTACCGGTTCCGGAAGTCCGCACAAACCCGTTCTCGTTGTATAGCGTACCGTTTTCCGTATTGCTTCCGCTGGTGTTAAGATTGGTCAGCACCATGCTGGACTGACGGCCTTCCCCGGGATTTTTAACCAGAGAAACCAGCTGATTAAGTGCACGAGCAATGTCGTTTGCGTACTCCTGACTGTACTCAGCCGGAGCTCCTCCGAAGGTGGGAAGAGGCGTACGACGATCCATCAGCGTTTACCGTCTGGAGTTATGTCTATGCGTGGGTAACCAAGAGTCCACCGTGTTCCAACCCTGTCGCTTTCAACACGCATGATAACCTGACGCCCACGCAACCGCATGTAGACCTGTTCCGTAAACTGCTCAACCGGCGCACTTGCAACACGAGACACGCTTCCAACAACGGACTCGCTGTAGTTGGAACCCGGGAAGTTCTGCGTCTTCAGGGTGAGGGTTGCCTGCGGACTGTTTGTAGAATTGATAAAGGTGATATCGGGGATCACCCTGCGGATCAGCATGAACTTGTCGCCCTCACCAAGATCAATCGGGGCACTTTCAATGTAAGCGTTCAAAGGAGAAACAGGGTTTGTGGTTCCGTCATCTGTTCCGTATTCATGGTAGTACAGGTAGTTGTCGGTTGGGTTAGCCGCAATCGGGTACCGTTTGATACCGGCATCCAACCACGCGCTTCTGTCCATGGTTCCATACGTCCAAGCCTGTGCGGCATAGTTGTACGAAACATATGAGTCAATCTCGGTGGCAGTAGCGGAAGGGTAAAACCAAGTGACCTCGGTGTACTGAATGTTTACACCGACCGTGACCTTCTGTTTTTGCGCGTAATTGAAATCATCAAAGATGTAATTTTTGACGGGGCAGATCAGCTCTTTGGTTTGTCCGGCATAGTAAAAGAACTCTTTGTTGCCCATCCAGACAACAATGTCGTCCACCGCAGCCGCAGTGTTTGTTCCCATCATATTGATGTTAGACGCAATCAGGTTGACCCCGTAGGTATAGGGTGCACCAACGAATTGCATAGAGTACATTGCAGAATCCGTCCAAACAAGGATCTCTCGTTTGGTTTCAATGGCCTCTACGATCTGGCTCCCCACCCCTAGCAACAGATCCCCGGCTGTGTTCGTAGCCGTAGAGGTCCAGTCGTAGGGATCTTCTTGGCTGCTGAACCGAATCAGCATTTTGTTTTGCTCTGTAACCCCGCCGCTGTTTGGAGCGAAAGCAATAAGGTGACGATCCTTGTCAGAGACAATCGTCTTCAAAGCTTTTGTGGGGGTTGTTGTATCTTCCGACAAGTCAGCCAGAGCTACAGCAGGAGAGTTCTTTCCAGTGCGGGCATTCCAATAATAGATGTTTCCGTTCTGGACGGTAGCAACAAGGTCTTCGCCAAAGGTGTCCATGTTCCAAACACGGATGTCTACCTCGGTGGCCGTGTCGGCAGGTGTATTCCAACCGTTTCGACCCCACGTTCCGGCACCCCACCCGTAACCACCAACCTGAGTATCAAGGCCCGCGTTAATTTCATAGCTGAGGGTTACCCCCAAGCCACCGTTACCCGTGCTAGACGAGTTCGCCGGAACAGGCATAATGACGGTGTAGGTTTGGCTGTCGATAACACTATCGATCCGGAAATTCTGGTTAAGAACTCCCGGAGTAATGTTTGAGTTTGACAGCTGAACGGTAACATTAGTCATTCTCTACCTCAAGTGATCGACACAGAAACGCTGGAGACAAACGAGGTCATGCCATTGATTGATACCGAGATGTTGACCGAACCGCTAGCCACTGCCGTTCCAACAGACCCCGTACCAACAACACCGGTGACCGCGGAACTAGCGGTTCCGACCACTGACACGGTTCCGATATACCCCAGCATATTGTTGTAGTCCAACGCGTCAGCTCCGGAAAATGTTACGTAGTCTCCGGCGGAAGCAGCGTGGTTGGGGTCCGTCACCGTAAGCGTGTAACTTCCTACAGAAGCGTCAAAGGGGTTGTTTACCACATTTGTAGCTCGGATAGGTGTGATGTCGTTGAACAAATTATCTTGTTCGAGGTACAGCTTTATGTTGGTAGCTATACCAAGATAGACCTCGTTTGTCCTTGAGCTCCAGTTGATTAGGGCCCGACAGCTTCCAACATAGGTTTGATTAGAATACTTTGACCAGCCGCCAATGGATTCAGGGTAGCCCAACCGAAACCGAACACGGTTGCCCGTGGACCAACCGCCCTTATTGGCATAGGCAGTGCCGTCGGTAACATACCCCGGTTTGAGCTGGACTTTGGTTAAAGCCATCTAAATCCCCTTAGAACCCAGCAGCCACAGCGTTTAGAGCGCGAATATCGATACGAACATTCCAGTAGGTAATAGAACTTGCCGCGGGGGTCGTTCTGTTGGCAATAGCAAGTTGAAGATTTGCGCCAGAACCCGCAATGATGCCACGAGTTGCGTTGGCTGTACCGAGAACAAGGTTAGTAGCGTCAGAAGTAAAGCCCAGACCAATCAGAGCAAGGCCTTCTATAGTCCACGCCGCCCCCGTGTAGTAGCCGTTCACGGTCCAACGCTTTTGGATACGGCTTGCAAAAACGTCGCCCGTGGTTGTGTACACACCTACCATATCTACGTCGATCATGAAGTACGTATTTGCTGACGGTGTTGGGCCAAGCAACGGGTTCAGGTTGAAAGTGGTTGAAGTGGTAACTCCGCTAGATTGCGTAAACCCAAAGACGTAGGTGCTGTTTACCGAAGGCGTTGGAACAGATGTGTTACCGGATGTTGCCCCAGACAACAAGGTATAGGTGGAACCTGTTGTATCGGCAACGACCCTTTTAGCTTGACGAACTTGAACTCCGTTTTCACTGGTAGACTGACCAACACGGAACACGCTGTCCACTAACACAATACCATCCGACTGAAACGCAGTGGTTGTAGTGTTTGATGGAATGTATGTGTCGTTGGCGCGAACAAACAAACGGTCCGTTATTGCCGTGCTGGTGCTCGTTGTACCGGCAAAACGAAGATCCGTAGCACCCAGTGTATCCGTAGAAAACGCCCGCATACGAGCACGAACACCGTTGGCACTTGTCGAGGCGTCGTTACCGTACCATTCGACTTGACCATAAATGTCGTTAGCCAGAACCCCCGTATTGGTGTACTCCAAGCGGATGGTCGAACCCGACCCGGCAGAGGCAGCGGAAGCAGAGCTTGATAAATGCATCAGGGTGGATGGACTAAACGCTCCACCGCTATCATTCGTTCCAATACCGACCACACCTTTGATGTAGTTTTTGGCCGCGGAGTTCATGTACAGGTTGTAGTTGTTGGTACCGGAAGTAACGTCCCCGTAAAATCCGTAATTGTTTGTAGCTTGAGTAAGGGTGTCAGCTCTAAAACCATACTGTGTTGTCACAGCAGATCCCGCTCCTATACCCCCGTTTGCCGCGGTGTAGTGCGAATAGATTGGGAGAGTAAACGCAGTTGCCGCGGTGTAAATCTGGGACTTAAAGTTTGTGGCCGATACGGTCACGTCACTTTGAACAAGGCCCGCCGAGTTGGTTGATACCGCATTACCCGCCCCCGTAATTGGATGTTCGTTATCGATGACAATCCCGGCAGTGACAGAGGTGACCCCCAACCCAACATGCCCAAGCTGATCAATGATGAAGGGGGTGCTATCAGGATTGGTGTCGTCTTCAATAGTAAGAGCGTTTCCGGATCCCGTCTGCGTGATCCGCAGAGCCGGAGTAGAAGACGAGCCACTAATAATGATTCCCGGTTGAACGGTGCCGAGCAAGGTTATTGTATCTGCTGACGTATCGCCCAAGGTAGTGTTACCTGTAACACTTAAAGTTACCACCGTTGTGGTTCCGTTAAGCGTTGCAGTGGAAATAGTTGGGGAGTTGATAGTCGGAGAAGTCAACGTTTTGTTGGTAAGGGTTTGGACACCAGTGACCGTAGCAATGGCCTCTCCGTTCAAGGAGGTTCCGGAAGCAAGGTTGGTAATGGCATTGACCACGTTGACGCCGTCGCAATACAGGATCATCGCTGTCCCGGAAGGAACCGTAATCCCTGTGCCGGAGGAAGTTTTCAAAACAATTGCCTGACTACCGGAGGTTTTGTTTGAAACAACATACAGCTTCTGTTGAGTTGGGCAGATAACATTTCGGTTAGCCGTCAGGGCCCCGTTAAGTTCCAGAACCATATTACGAGCTTCATCTGAAACCCCGTCGTAAGCTGTGAGCGTGTAATTGGCATCCGTCATGTAGACGCTTGCTACACCCGCAATAGACGTTTCCAAAAGAGTGCCGAGGTTACGATTTGTCGTATCTCCCCAAGTGGAGGATTGTTCCCCAGTACCAATCAGTTCGATGCGTAGTCTTGTTGAGTAGCTGCTAGCCATTTAAGTCTCCTCACTGAGCGGATATCTGAGCCCAGTTGGGCGATTGGTTGATAACGACATCGTTCCAGTTCGGAACACTTACGGCCCTTACGTAACCGTAACCTACCACACCAGTGGGGAAAACGTTAGGGTCTAGTTTGATAGCTATGGAGTAAGATTGAAAAGTTCCTACCAAACCCGTAACACTTACAGTTGCCGGAGCTGTCGGACTTGCAATCACGGTTCCAACAGACATCGTCCCTACCTGCCCCGTGACAGCTATACTGTTCGGGGAGGTTTGAAACGTACTGTTTTGAAACGAGTCTGATTGAAAGGCTTCAGCCACGGAGCACCTTTAACTTAACCAGTAGATGGTTCTTCGGGAGGCGGGGTGAAAGACCCGTTGGAATAGGTCCAGCCGAACCCGCACTTATCCGCGTCCGTAAGTTTGACCATAGCACAATCTTCCGGTGGTTTCCAATCGTCTTCGTTTCCAGACCAGAGGACTGTATTGGTCACCACGCCATTTTCAACAATGGCCCATCGATAGACGTTGCTATAGTCAATGATAATACCTTGATCCAAGATCGAATTGAATAAACCTACCATGCGAACACCTCTACAAACCCGGTTCCACCATTACCGCCATTACCACCGGATCCCCCAGTAGCCCCACCAAATTGACTTATGTAAGCTCCGCCTCCTCCGCCTCCCCCAAGATACCCATTACCACCCGCCCCTGCGGTACCTCCGTTTAGGCTAGTTTGAAGAAGACCACCCCCCCCTCCGCCATAACCAGTACCAGTAGCATTTGTCCCTGCTATCCCAGTTAGTACGTTGTAGCTACTAGCTCCGCCCGGAGTCCCGAGATTAGAAGTATTTCCAGTCTGAGCATTAACTGTGGGAGAAACTACTTTTAAAGCAAAGCCTACGCCGCCGCGATAACCTGCTTCAGCCCCGCCACCGGGACCGGTGCTACCGTTTCCGCCGCCGCCATTGACATCACTTACTGCCCCACCTACCCCAGAGGATCCATTAAATATCTGATAATACAAGTATTTTGATGTTTCATTTACTCCGTGGTAGTAAGTAGTATCTTGTAGATAGGCCGCAACGGACCCAACACCCCCACCAGCAAAAAGATAATTGCCGAAAGAGCTGTACCCCCCATTTCCTCCCGGATCCCCCTGATTGTTGACGGAAGAACCAGCTCCCCCTGTCCCAGCGGCCCCAATAGTTACCGAAACAGTGGACGACAAGCTTGTACCATTAACCACGTTTTCTACGCAAAGACCACCACTACCGCCTTGACCAGCGTAGAGCAAACCACCACCCCAGCCACCGCCCCCGGAACCAACAACCCGAACATAAACAAAGGTTATCCCAGTGGGTTTTGTCCAAGTATCACTTGAGGTAAACAACTGATAGGTTGGACCAACATAGGTTCCGGTAGTATTTAAGGTTGTGCCGGAAAAAGACAAACCGTTTCCTAAAGTAAACTCAGAGGGAGAGCCACTTCCGGAAGACGATTTACCGAGTAACACTCCACTGGAAGAGGTAAACGTGTGTTGAGCATTCCAGTTGGATGGTCGTACGAGGGCCGTGTTAACCCCGTCAGACTTAGCAGATTGATACACGTGCTTGAATGTTATGGCCATATCAACTCACCAACTGTACACTTCTACGTAACCGTTGCCACCCGCTCCGCCCGCTCCGGCTGTAATAGTACCACTTGGAGGGGTTGCGGTCATGTACATACCACCGCCACCACCGCCGCCGCCGCCAAGATACCCCACGCCTCCCGCTCCACCAATAAATGGGGAGGACGGATAGTTAGCAAGGTTTCTCCCCCAAGCACCTGATCCACCATAACCCTTAACCGTTGCGGCAGTTCCTGCGGCCCCGTTTCCATATGGAGATGATACAGCCCCGGGAGCGGTCCCCAAAGAACCGGTGTTTCCGCGTTGGTTGGCAACAGTGGCCGCTGCTACTTGAACAGCAAAACCCACACCTCCGTATCCGGCGGTGTAATAAGTTGCCTCATACCCAGCTGCTCCAGCCCCGCCGCCAGCTGGTCCAGCCGGAGCATTTGAAGCATGCGTAGATAAATTTCCGGCACCTCCGGAAGAAGCCAGAAGTACTTGAACGGGATCTGATTGATAACCACCATGGGAGTAAGCATTGGCTACCGAAGACTGCAAAGCACTGCTTTGCAGAAAACCAACGCCCCCCGAAGCAAAAAGCCTTGCCCCAGATGTGCCGCCAGCGTTGAAACTAGAACTTCCTCCCCGTCCCCCAGCTGTGGCCACTGCTCCACCGTATATTTCCCCAGTGCCAGCTGTTCCTCCAGAACCAACAACAATCCCCGCGGTTGCACCCATGCTACTTGCTAAAAACAAATACTCCGTTATCAAACCACCACTTCCACCGGCTCCCCCCAGTGTTGAAGTTTGATTGGTAGACGTCCCATTGTTTCCCCCGTTTCCACCGCCACCACCACCAACACATCGAACAAACACAAAAGTAATACCGGAGGGCTTTGTCCAAGTTCCATTAGAGGTAAAAAGTTGGTAGTCCGAGGTTGACCCACTATAATACACAGAAGATGAAATAACTCCCGCTGCCAACGTCAAGTTTGTTCCGGGGGTTATTTCTTCCCACGTCCCTGTTCCTCCGGTAGCTCTACCAAGGAGGCGACCGGACGCCATGGTGAACGTGTGGGAGGCATTCCAATTGCTTGGTTGAACAAGAGACGTGTTTCCGCTGTCAACATCGGTAGTCACAAAAGAGTGTTTAATGTCTACTGTCATGTTTGTTTACCAGCTAAAAACTTCTACAAAACCGTTCCCACCATCTCCGCCTACTGTATTTAGAACGTCGTTTATATCAGAATACCCACCGCCACCTCCCCCACCGAGGTACCCTTGGCCTCCGTTCTGTGCAGATGAGTTTGACCCACCTCCACCGTACCCACGCACAGAAGCGTTTGTCCCAACAGCTGTTCCTTGCAAAGATGCGTTTTCGCCTGTTTGGGAAACAGCTACTGCCGCGGCTATGAGACTAGCAAAACCTACTCCACCGCGTGTTCCGCTATAATAGTTAAAATCGTTTGGATCCGTAAACCCCCCGGACCCTCCTACCGCCGGAGCCAAAGAACTATTATAAGGACTTTGCCCGGGAGAAACCGAACGTTTGTTTACACCGGCACCGTTAAAAATACCCGTAAAGTTTCCTACAGGATTTCCGCCTCGACCGTGGTAGTACAGGGTTCGACTGCTATAGTAGGAACCAAAACTAGCCGATCCCCCTAACGATCCTCCTTGTTTTACAGCTCCCCCATTTCCTTTTGCGCCTACAACAACGGAAGCCGTGCCCGATAGCGAAGAGGCTAAAATAAAAAATTGGGCTAGCGTCCCGGGATACCCACCAGAGGCCGGAAAAATTACAGGTCCTAATCCGCCTGTGCCGCCTTGACCGCCCCCACATACCCTGACGTAGACAAAGGTAGTTCCGGAGGGCTTTGTCCAAGTTCCATTAGAGGTAAAAAGTTGATAGTTTGCAACGCTGGAGTAATTCGATACTTTCAGTGTGCTTCCATCAAAAGCCAGATACCCGCCAAGAGACAGTTCTTCCGCATTTCCCGTAGACGCAGTTGACCTGCCCAAGAGAGCAGGACCTGTCATAGTCAGAACATGTTCCGCGTTCCAATTAATAGGACGTACAATCGTCGGGGTTGCCTCGTCCGACACAGAGGAAACAAACGGATGGGTTAGTGATATGGTCACTGAACCCTCCCCTTAGGCGATACGAATAATCGCGTTAGAGGCATCTGCCGTTGGAAACACCACGGTAAAGGTACCCGCCGAGGCAGTCTTATCCGAGCCAAAGTCTAGAACAAGGACCCCCGGATTGGTGTATGTGTGGGTAGGGGTGGTGTTATAGATTAGCGCACCGCGAGCCGTAAAGGACGCCGTCGACCACACCGCATCCGAAAAGTCTGTGAATGAGGTTGTGCCAGAGGTTGCTGGATCGACGTTTGCCAAAGCCAGACCGCCCGCGGTGTATGCCGAACCAGACGAGTTTGTGGTCTCGTTGCTGGAGGAATACGCGGTAGTTGTGGCGTCTAAGGTTGCGCTGCTTGTGTACAGGGCAATCTTGAAGGTGTCGCCGCCTGTAGCGCGAAAGTCATGCACGGCCTCAAGAATCTGCTTCTTGAAGGAGGTGCACATAAAGTTTCCAGTGAAAGCCATAGTTTATCTCCTGATCAGAGAAGCGAGTTCTGGGTGACCTGCCTGTTCCAGAAGATAGCAGACAGTGGTGCGGTCGCTCTTTATAGCATGTTCCATGTAAAATAGAACCACCTTTTCCATGCGACTACGGAAAGCGAGAGCTTGGTCTCGGATAGGTTCAGGGGCCGAATCAGCAACATGCATAATTCGGTCTGAGGCCAACTTTGCCCAGAACTCAGGGGGGCTTCCACCGTTGGTGGTTGCCTCAACCTGAACAGACATAGCTTTGATTTCCATTGGTTCAGTAAACATTAGCTTGCTTTCATTCTAATTAAGCCGTCGCGGTAAGAATCGTTTTCTTCACGCCCTTCGCCAAGGTTCTTCAGGCGCATGACGGACTCACCAAACCGTTGGTTGTAAAGATTGATGTAATCAGGTTCGCCCTTCATAAAGGTATAAGCTTCTACAAGAGCCCCGTAAAGAAGAGCCTGTTCTGCGTTATCCCCTATCCAAGTTGTTCCAGCACTAACAATGGATTCGGGTTGATAGTAATAATGCATCTCAACCGAGTAGCCATCGTCAGGGGTAGGAGCCAAGATAAAAGACGTTGCTGAGTACAGAGCGTAGTACTTTGGAAGACCCGTTGAGTTTGTCGGGTTGTACTCTTGCAGGAACTCTACGTCTTTGTTCAGAAGAAAACTTTGCGTCCCCGTTTTAGTAACAGCCAACGAGAAGGGGGCCAAGAAGTCAGAGGGAACAACAAGGTACTTGTTGCTAGCCGTAGTAGACCCGGTGACGTTCTTTCGAAAAACGGCAAGATCCACCGAAAACAGGATCCGCTCCTCTGCGTTTTTGATGAACGTGTCGATGTTGTTATTAAACGTTGTCTCGTTGTACTCGCAGAAGTCCTTAATGGCCTGCACTAAAGTCGCATAAGTCCACGCCATCACACAATCTCCACTCTAACAATCCCCTGCATACATACACCCTGCGTAGAGGTGCGCGCAATAGAGGGAAAAATGTTTTGCCCAACCGGTACGTCGATAGGTTCCTTACGATCTGGCCGAGGTTCAAAGAGTGCTTGCGGCTCACCCGGAGGAAAAATTGGATCTAACTGAGGGTGCTTTGGCTCCCAGCATTCTACGCATGCACGAAACCCATTCCACTGTTTCCGCAAAGAAGTATACGGATACCTCTGGCCACAACGGTCGCATATTGCAATTGACTTTGAGCCTGCTGCATAACGAGCCATGTTATACCACCCTGTACCAGTCCCTAGCCGGGGTCATTTGTAAAGGAGCGCGGTCACGATCTTCGCTCTGAGCACGGTCAAACTCTTCTTCGTACATTGCTTTTAAAAGCTGTACTCTGTCCGGAGCTTTTTTTACGGAAAGGTAATAAGCCAAACCCGCCGCCAAGCAAGGGTAGAAACGGAACGGTAAATCCAGAGTGTTTGTTCCTGAGTTTACGTCATCCATACGGACAAGTTTGTCTATAACTAAAGTGTAAGTAGTGTCTGGCTTTGGCCAAAGATACAGCACAGGAGTGATTTGACGGTCAACGTAAAACTGAACTGGACGGCCCGTTGTCAGTTTGTTGGGGATGTTCAGATAATAGTCACGACTAATACGTTCGACGGTGAGATCAACTTGAGATTGAGTTCCGATCCCAACCGGATTGCGGACAACAGCTGAGATCACATCAATCAAAGGCGCAGTCAGCGTGTAGGTAGCATTAGCGGTATTGAGCGGAATATCCTCACGCTTGATTGTCCACTGGTTCAAGCCGCGGTTGGCCCACTCAGCAAGCAAAAGGTTAAGACTGCGCCGAGCAGTGCGTTGATCGTAGCCCGTACGGACTTCGATACCACAACGTTCAAACGCTTCCTCAATGTAGTCGGCGACATCTAGTTCAAATGTCTTAGTGCCGGACGTTGCCATCAGCTCACCTTGCAGCTTTTCTTGGACCTAGCTCTGCCTTGACCAACAGGTGTAACCATTCCACCACCGGCCTTGCACACTGTGCCGCCATGACTAAGGTTACGCATGGACTGTTGACGGTCATGCTTCTGATCGAGGGCTGAGTTTTCCCATTGATTAAAGGTCAGACCATGCTTCTTTGCCAGAATCTTATCCTGACGCATGTCCTCTTTAGAGGCCTCCCACTCAGCCATGCCACCCTTTTTCAGTCCCTTGGGGGAACGTTGAGTATCATGCTTGATGTCCGCTGCGGAGGATTCCCATTGACGTTTGTTAAGACCACGGGATTTTGCAAGCCGTTTGTCTTGACGAATGTCTGCTGGAGAATCTTCCCACATGCCTATGTTCATTAAGCCTGTGGGAGAGGATGACCTGCCTGCTGCCATATCAGCACACTTTACCGCGACCGCGGCCCTTTGTTGCCAAGCCGTAACCACGGACAGCACCGCCACTTGCCATTTTCTTGGACTTTCCGGATTCGGAAATACCAATAGCAATAGCCTGCTTGCGGGAAGAAACAAGTGGTCCCTGTTTGCTGCCGCTATGAAGCTTGCCGGTTTTGAACTCATGCATAACTTTTTGCATTTTGTTCTTTGTGGCCATGCCACCCTTCTTCATGCCTTCTCCGGAAGGGCGTGAAGTGTCGGCATCGAGGTTGGCCCTCTCACGAGAATCCGTAACCGTAGGACGAGTCATCTGCTTCTTTGGAGTCTCCGAAGAAGATGAAGATCCGTCGCCGATAACAATAGCAGGTTCACCTTCTTTCCCCATACGAACGCCGGGCATGCTGTAGTTTTTACGATTAAAGTCTGGTTTGTCCGTAGCCCCTACGTCTGGCTTAGACCTGCGGGTGTCGGCATCGAGGTTAGCCCTCTCACGAGGATCCAAGGGTCGACCAAAATTAGGTTTGTCCGTAGCCCCTACGTCTGGCTTAGACCTGCGGGCGTCAGGCGTAAAGCTTTCATCGCCGGGGCCATGCGGACCAACTTCAGCTTTTGAAGGTGGTTTAGCCAGTTCCGTTGTATACGTTTTACCGCGGAACTCAAAGGTTTTTTCCCCTGAATTACGGGCATCCCGAAAAGCTTGGTTGAAGTCTTGTCTAACGCTAGCCATGATAAGTAATCCCTTTAAAGCACGTTGGCATTAACGCCCGCGTTTTTTCCCTACGGCAATCATAACGGCAAGGCCCATCTTTTTGGGAGGAGCTTTTGCCGAACCGCCGGACTTCAAGGCAACACCCTTGCCCTTGGTAGCAATTCCTCCGCCCTTCATGGCACCCATTGGAGCGAACGAAGGAGATTTGAAGGAAGCAGGTTTAGTGGCCTGTCGAGAGGCTTGGATCTTTGCCATAGCCTTCTTTGCCACAAGGTTGTTTGACATTGCAGAAGACCCTGCTTTACCAAGCATTCCTCCTCTGGCCATTTTCTTAGTGGCCATACCACCCTTCTTCATGCCGCCGCCACCCCCCGAGTTAGGGTTGTTTTCTTCGTAAGGGACTTCTTTGCGTGGAGCTTGGCTAGAAGCTACAACAGGACCGTCTTCATTGTACTTAGTTTTACCGGTGGATTTTCCGCTAAAACCAGAACGACTAAATGGTTTATTATACACTGGATTAGGCATATCGGGATCTCCTATTTATTTACGGGCTAAGTGATCAGCGATCAAGCGATCTATTTTTTCTTCGATACGATCAAACCTCTTGTGCATTAAGGCTAGGTCGCTCTGTAACTCTTGTTTTGTAACGTACTTCTCTCTGGTTTCCGATACGGTTTTCCAGATTTGGTTCTGCTGGCTGTTGAGATACACTAGTACCCACCCTATCGGAACGATAAGGAGGGTGTGAAGCATGTTCCACACGAAATCAATGGATACGTTCATCACACCCAGCCCAACTTAGTACAGTTTACGCATGACGAGGATGATTGTGTAGG